CTTGAGTCGCAGATCACCGATCTGACGATTAAAGCTTTCCCCAGCCGGCCGGAAGAATTCAAAAAGCTTCCGGTCGGAAACAAAGGCATTGTCCTGGTTGCTTACAGTGGCAGCGCTCTCAGTGAGCCGACCAACATGGATGCCTTGATCCAGGATCGAGCTCTTGAATTCAGCGTCACGCTGCAGATCAGAGACCTGCGCGGCCATGACGGTGCCTATGATTATCTCGAAGATATCAGAGCGGCGCTGAGTGGCTGGTCACCGGCTTCTGACGATCGTGTCATGTATATGGTCAGCGAAGGATTGCTGCGGCTGATTGATAATCTCTGGGTCTGGGGCCAGACCTGGCGGATGACTGTGAGGCAGGCATGACAACTCAGAGTAATCTGATTCTGGCAAAGCTGAAGACGGTTCTGACCGCTGCCGGGTTTGCCCTGGTAACGACCAGGCGTCTCGGCTGGCAGGAACTTACCGCCGCTCAATTCTCCGCTGTAATCATTGAGCCTGGCCCTGACTCTCAAAACATCGGCTTGCAGAGCCAGGCTGAATCGAACTGGCGGGTGCCTTTGCGACTTCATGTGAAAAAGACCACCACGCTTTCTGCCAGTGACAACTGGCGCGAACAGGCCGCAATCGTTGGCAAAACCATAGCTGCGAACCGTCAGCTCGGCGGGCTGGTGATTAAAGCTGAGATAACCGGCAAACAGCCAGATACTTCAGTTTATGAGCCCTGGGCATCAGGGACACTTGATTTGACTATACGCTATCGATTTAACGAATTAACCCAGGGAGGTTGATAAATGACCATCAAAACTAATGCCATGCTGCTTCTGGCCGGTCTCGAAAGCAGCCCCAACACTGACCCGACTCTCACTACCGCCGACGCGGTTCCGACCGGCAAATTCCTTCCTGGTTACAACTTCCAGGAACTGCAGCGCCTTATCGTGAACAAAGGCATTGATGCCGCCAAAAAGCTTATTGGGCGTGAAACTATCGACTTTGTTTTTGAAACAGAGCTCATGGCCAGCGGAACTGTCGGTGTTGCTCCTGTGTGGGGCAAGCTGCTCGAAGCATGTGGTTTCACGAAATCGGCTCTTGCTGTTGCTGCAATAGAAGACCCGATCGACGGATATGAAAATACCGGTCTGACTGGTCTTGCTGTAGCGAAAGGTGGAGCTTTCACCGGCACCAGTCCGAGAATTTACAAAATCACGATCACTACTGGCGGCGCATCAGGCGTTGCCGAAGCCTCTGTAACCTGCATTAAAGATGCAACACAGGATAGCGTAGAAAACACTGTCACGACCGCGACTCCGATCAATCTTGGTGACGAGGGCGCGACAATCACCTTTACTTTTGCCAGTGGCAACCTGGTTGAAGGTGATTGCTGGTATGTCTACTGCTATCCGCCCGGAATCAGATATCGCCCGACCGCCGGGGTCGGCGGCACCTGGAAAACGATATTCTTCTATCATTATCTCGGCGGTCTGCTGTTCAAGGGCGGCGGCGCAATGGGTAACGTCACACTGCCTGCCCCGGCTGGCGAGATTGCCAAGCTCTCATTTGATTTCAAATCGGTATTTAGCGCAATCACCGATGCCGCTGTTCCCGATCACGATTTTGGCAGCAGAGTTCCTGAAATTGTTGAGCAGGCAGACCTGCACGTTGACAGCGACAACACGCTTGTGGTCGAAAACATCACGGTCGAGTCGAACAACACGATTACTGAAAAGCGAAATGTGAATGCTACCCAGGGAATCGAAAACTTCCGCATCACAGCCCGTGATAATCAGTTCGCGATCGACCCCGAGGCAAAGACTGAAGCAGAATTTGCTTTCTGGGAGAAGCTGCGGTCACGCATTGAGATACCGATCAGCTTTAAAGTCGGCGCGACACCAGGCAACATCGTGCATGTGCAGATTCGCCGGGCAGTTTTCGACGCGCTTGGCCCGTCCGACCAGGACGATACCCTTCGTTACGGTATCACCGGCCAGTGCCGACCAACAATCGCCGGCAACGATAACATCGAATTTTTTGTTTGTTGACGTTCGAAACTCCATATGACTTGTCTGGGGCCACAGGCGTGGCTCCAGACCTTTTTAAAACCAGCAGGGAGACATCATTATGAAACTAACCAATAAAACAACTACCCGCTACTTCTGGCGAGAAGCCGGCAATCGCCTCTTCATCGAAATTGACGGCAAACCCATTGAGCTGAAGTATTCTTTGGCCCAGAGTTTTGCATATCAAGACTTTATAAAGGAAGACAAAGAGCTGGCGAAAGCTGAAGCTGAAACCAACAAAGCAGAGCGCGATATCGCTGATATGCTTATCGCAAGAGTCGGCAAAAGCGTAGACCATGCCGTAAGGGTTGTTGAAATCGCCATGAATCCGAAGTCTGAGATACAATTCACTCGCGAACAGGTTCTTGAATTGTTTGGTGAACAGCTCGATCTCCTGCAGATCATATCTCGCACCTGGGTGGAGAAAAAGGTCTTTAACCCAGCTCTCGATTCGATACTCGACCCTCATCTGGCTCCGTAAAGCGGAGCCGGGAATTAACATCAAAGCCTCTTGAGGTAACGAGATGGGAAAGTAAACTGAAAATTTGCAGAGGATATGGTTTCAGCGTCGAACAGGTTGAAGCGATGGACTATCTAGCCTATCTGATTGCACGTAAAGACCTGGCTGATTGCCCAATTATCGATGAAACAGTGCCTCTGCTATTTGGTAAGAAAGACAAAACTACCATGAGCGTGACTGAAAGAAGGTCTGCGCTGAAACGAAGGAATCGATGAATACTCGCGAGCTGAAAATCATAATCAAGGCTGACGGTTCGGTCGCTGTTGAAGAAATCAACAAAGTCGACCAGGGTCTTGACGATCTCGGCCGCGAAACACAAAAGACTGGCCGCGATCTGGATAAGCTTGTTCGGACAATTTTGCAGACCGGCAATTCGCTTCAGAAAACCTCGCAGGAAACCAAAAAGGCGAAACTCTCATGGGCGGATTTCGCGACTGGCGTTAACCAGGCCTGGGAAATTCTTGGCAAGGGCAAGCAGTTGCTTGCAGAGGGCTGGGATATTGCTTCACAGGGAGCCAAACTTCAGGAAGCAAAATCATCCTTCGACGATTATACTCGCAGCATCGGAAAAAACTCCGACGAAATCCTGGCGAAACTCAAAAAAGCCAGCGGCGGCACGATCGATGATATGGGCCTGATTACAACTGCCAGTAAAGCCATGTCTCTCGGTGTTACTACCGATTCAGACAAGATGGCCAATCTGCTTGAGATAGCTCGAAACAAAGCAAGGCTTTTCGGAATCGGCACAAACCAGGCGTTTGAAGATATCGTTACCGGCCTTGGCCGCAATTCGCCGCTTATTCTTGACAACCTCGGAATCAAGATTCCGGCCGGATTTGATGAGATGACGAAAGGAATGTCTGACGCAGATAAAACGGCCAAGCTTCTTGAACTAACGCTGGTAGAGGGGAACAAACAGCTCAAAGAAATGGGTGGTCTGACAAATACCAACGCTGACGAAATGCGAGCTTTCGAGGCTGAGGTCACCAACCTTAAAAATGATTTTGGCGGTCTTTTGTCTCAAGGCCTCAGGCCGGTAGTTTACGCGCTTAGAAGCGATATAATTCCAGCTGTCAGAGATGTTATAAGTATTTTTACCGAATGGTTAAATATTAACGAAAAGATTGAAAAAACTCTGAGACAGCAGGGTTCCGCTGGTGTTATCGCTACGAAACGAATTCTTGTGGCTGACGCAGAAAAGCGCCGAGAAGAGCTGGGGCGACTATATCAACAGTCTTCGAGGGGTTTTTCAAGCTATGATCAGCAGAGAATTGGTTTAAACTACGCTGGTGACAGAAATGCTTCGATCGAGGAAATACGAAAAGCGATATGGAGCCAGATTGGCAACGCCAATATTGAGATTGCACGGCTTACCAAAGAGATCGAAAAGGCAAAAGTCGATGGCCTTGAAAGCATTAAAGAAGCCCAGGCTAATGAGATTCGCAAAGCCCAATTTGCGGCGCAGAACATACTTAAAGGTCTCGATTCGCAGCAGGGGCAGTGGAAGACTCTTAACTTTTTGTCTAGCGGATACCTGGGCGATGAGTCGTTAGTCCAATTTCAATCATCTGCTAAAAATGCCGGCGAAGCAGCTAAGGTATCAGGCAAAAGTGCCAAAGAAGCCGCTGAATACTATTATTCTCTGGCCAGCGCGATTGACGCGGCCTATGCTTCGGGGCAAAAATTGCCAGTTTCGCTCAACAATGCTCAGGCTGGCATGGAATCTCTTGGCGATGCCGCTCTCTCTTTCGCTGACAACCTCAGACTAAGCAATCCAGACTGGTTTCGGGGAGAACTTGCCAGAATCGCCAAGGAAGCTGCAGAAGTAGCCAACACGTTTGGAGACGTGAAAATCAATGCAGATCTATTTAGTGAAAAGAGCCTCGCAAACGCTAAGACCACTGTTCAATATCTGCAAAAAGGAATTGCCGGCTATCTCAATCTAACCGTGCCATCACAGACAACCTCGGCATGGGATCAGTATGGCGGCAACATATTATCTGCCATCTGGAGCGCCGGAACCGACAGCGATGATAAGAAGCAAAAACAGAAGCTCTCTGGCACCATTGCCGAAGCTGTTGCCCAGGGATTTGCGAACGCTGATCTTTCCAACTTCGCCAATTCTATGGGCAGCGTGCTTTCTCAGGTGTTTTCCAGATCAATTGCGCAAAACAATCCGATCCTGAACGCAGCCGGAGGTATTAATTTCGGCAATCTTGGAATCAATATGGCCGCAGGTTTTGCCCTCGACAAACTGACGGGGACGGGCGGCATCTTCGGTAAACGCCAGGAAAAGTTTAAGGCTGAAACATTGCAGGCCGCTTCAGATTTACGGTCTCAAATGGGCCAGGCTTGGGTCAAATCTTTCGAGACAAGTATCCAGCCATACCTGACGTATGATCATCAGCGAGAGCTTGCCGAGGGCAGATATAGCTATAACGGAACACAGACGGGCTACTCCTGGAGCAACAGCGGCGGCGGCTGGCCTTTCGGCGACAAAACCAGGACATATAATTTGATTGATCAGGGTGCCAGCGCGGCTCTTGCAAAACTGACCAAGGCAATAGAGAACGCCGAGAAATACAATCGATCGGTCGAAATGGGTTACGAACTCCAGTCGGCAAAAGGCCTCGACTACCAAGCCCTTGTCGCCCAGGAATCGGCATACCGAAGAGCGGCGGCGAACGCATACGGCGGAACATATTCCCTCAACTGGTCAGACGGCGGCAAAGATACCGCTGACCTGGCTGAAGCTGCACACGAAATCAAAATGGCAGCGGCTGAAATGGCGCGATCTCTTGGTCAAGCTAACGCCGACAGATTCGCGACAGTAGCCGGAGGGTTCGCGAAGTATGCGCCCTGGTTGAACTCGATCCAAACGCCGGGGAACGCGGCATCAGGTTTGCGGATTTCCATGCGTGGCGACGGCATCTTTGGCGGCGCTACAAGCTGGCAGAACTTCTTGCAAGCTCCGACTACTTCCCAAATGAGCGACCTCAGCAGCGCTCAACAATATGATGCTTTTGCCGCTCTGCAGACCAGCTTAATGGATCGCAATATTCCGAGCTATCTGCTCGATATGGTCAAGCAGGCAGGAACCGCCGGCTACGAACTGGAAGAACTCAGGCTGACAGACCCAGAATTATATACTGAGCGCTATTTGGAGCAGATAGAAAAACAGATGTCCGCATCTGAAGAGGTCATGCGCCGACAGGAGCAGATTTTTAAGGATGGCGCCAAGTCCTATGAAGAGCGCGTGTCGGCGCTCGATCTTTATGAACAAAGCATGGCGTCTTATCACCAGTCGAAACTCGACAAACTCAGAACAGAAAAGCAACTGGAAGAGCAGGAAAAGCAGCTTATGGCAGAAGCCCGCCAGGCAAAAATGGAATCGGCTCTGTCACTGATCGGAGAAGTTTCACAGCGCGGCGATAGAATTATGATTATCCAGGCAGGCGATGCAGCAACAGCGATAGAAGAGCTGATGATAGAATTTGTTGACAACCCTGAAGTGACAGCGGTTTTGCAGAGCACTCTTGAAACGACTAAAGCAAAGGCCCGCTGGAATAAATACTGAAGCGCTTCACCTGTTTAGGTTGAGCGAATAACCCTATTCTGGTCTTATGAAACTACTCACAGACCAGAACATGCGCACAATCAACGCGATTACCGCCAGCAGCGAAGCGGCCGGTTTTGCTGCCACCAACCTGTTGCAGTATGACCCTGACCTGATCTGGGCGGCCGCGAGTTTCGCAGCAGATGTGACCATCGTTATCGATCTGGCTGTGGCGTCGAGCATCAAGCAGATCTGGCTGAATAATGCAAACTTCGTCAGCGCGACGATCCAGGCCAACGCGACAAACAGCTGGGGCGCTCCGTCGGTGTCGAAAGCCGTTACTCTTGCATGCGATGATGTCGGAATTTACAAAGGCTTTTTTGCCTTGAGCGAAACGAATTATCGGTATGTTCGCCTGGTGATACCAGTTCAAACTCTGCTTTTTGGCGACACACTGCCCTGGCTCGGAAACATTATCATTGGCGACGTTGAAACCCTGATTGTCGGAAGCTGGGAACCGCTTGTCCAAGAGAATTTTGAAGCCTGGGAACCTGACGGCGGCGCTTATTCGGAAGAATCGACCGGCAAGCAGCGCCATATTTTTACCGCCTCGATGCTCAGCGTAACAAAAGCCGAGATCGACGCCGCACCACTGAAAGGCTGGCAGATGGCTGTTTTATACACCGAACTCGGCAGCGTGGCCGACTCGTTTCTTGTCCATTCGCCCAAGGGAAAACGGCCAAGAGTGCGCAGCCAGATCGACTGCGATCTTGAATTCGTGCTGAGGGAACGCACATGAAAATCACGATTCAGTCTGGAATAAATATCTGGCGAATCGCCGGCCGAACAGTGCCGGTAGATGGCGTTGGTATTTACCAGGGCCGTCTGCTTAGTGAAGTGCGCATGACGAAGCAGCTTGCGCGTGTCGGCAACACACCAATTACCCTGCCCATAAACATTCGCAACAATGATGCTTACATAGCGAGCAACATAGACCTTTGGGGCGCAGACGTCACGGTAGTTTCTGATTCTGGCTACACCTGGCGCGGCAAAATCACAGCTTACGACTCAGATGGCGGTGGAGTTATGTATATCACCGCCACCGAAAAGAGCGCTCCTGAGCTGCTGATAAAATTCCCAGATGAAGTTGCCCGCCTGGTCACGCTCGATGAGAACTTTCACGTTTCCGCTATCAATGTGACATTGCCCATGGTTATCGGTGGCACGGTCGAAAAGCCTATCCTGGTAAAAGGCATTTTGATCGATAAGACAGCCGGCATTTATCTTCTCTGTGTTGGCGAAAATCATCAGATTCCAAATGTTTATCGCGGAACAGAGCTGCTGACCGCCGGCTTTGTCGCATACACCGGAACAGCCGGCCAGGCCAATTACCCAGGCTTCGCATATGTTCAGCTCACTGACGAAACTTTGCGCAAAAACGACGATGGAACTTACGTCGAAATCAGCGCCGACGTGGTCGGTCTCAAGCTTGGCACACATACGATCGAAGAGTGCCGAAATGGCGCACGATTTCTGCTCTGGCTGCTCAAAACCGCGCGTGAAGGCGTTGGCGGCTGGGGCCTCGGCATTGCAGAAAGCGACATCGATCTCGATGCTTTCAACACTGCCATTGCGCGAATAGATACGGCCGGACTGAAAATGGACGGCATCTTCTATTTCCGCCAGATCGCTCAGAGCTGGATCGACCAGATCTGCCATGCCATTCGCGGCAGCTACTCTATCGGCGACAACGGCAAGCGCCGGTTGTTTGTCAACGCTTCGGCAGCCAGCCGAAAGACTTACACAAAGAAAAACATCAAGCTGCTGCGCTACGGAAAAGGCGCTTACACCGGCCAGGTATATAACAAAGGCAAGATCGAATTCGGCTTTAACCCGCTGGTTGGGCAATTCACCCAGTCAGCGCAATATGAAGATGCGACAAGCATCGGCGCAATCGATGAACAGGAATTTACCGGCCAGAGCTACCTGGTTAGCGAAATGGCCACCGGCAAGGCGCTTATCGACTATACCTGCAAAAAATCACTGATCGGCGCTACCAAGGTCTATTTCGAAACCAAAGAATTGCCCGATGATTGCCACGAAGGCGATATCATCACAGTCGACTACCCGGAAAAAGGTCTTTCAGGCACATGGCAGATCAACATTTTAGACATCGGCGACCGCAAACACCGCATCGAAGCCGAAAAATTTTCAGACACCATCTTCGTTTCCGGCACACCTGGCACCGCCATCGACTGGGTCACTGACGCGGCGATTATTCCGTCTATCACGCCGGGCGCCGCCAGCGGTCTGACTTTGTCGAGCGAAATCCGGCCGGGCGCCGACGGCACAAACATTGTTGTATTGTCAGGCACTTTTACCCAGCCAACCAGCGCTTACCTTGCCGCCAGTATTGAATACGGCGAAGGGGCGCTGCCGATTCTGGACTGGAAAAGCCTCGGTATGGTTCAGGGTAACAGCTTTGAAGTTGTGCCGGTAAAGCCCGCGCAGCTCTACGCCGTAAGAATTAGAATGATCAGCTCTACCGGCAAAAGTGACTATATCACCGCAACGTTGACAACCCAAGGCGATGACGTGCCCCCCGGCAAACCCAGCATCAGCGCAACCAGCAGCTTAAAAACCGTATCAATCAGCCTGCTCCTTGCCTCCGTGCCGTCTGACATGGCCGGCTTCCAGATCTTCCGAAATACCACAAACGTCAGCGGCACAGCCAATCAAATCGGCTACGTAGCAAGCACCAAGGGTTTTGCCCAGACCTTCGACATCAACACCGAATACGGCACAAGCTATTACTATTGGGCCAAAGCAATCGACACATGGGGCAATCCATCAGCGTTCAGCGATTCTGTCGGCCCGATCACGATCAGCGCTATCGTCAACAGCGACATCAGCAACCAGCTTCTTAAAATGCCGATGGGCTCGATTATGCGATTGTCGGCTAACAACTGCACCGATGCTTCGATTGCCGAAGAAGATGGGGTTAAAGATGTGTCGTTTAACGGCAATCACGGTCAGGCGTTTGGCGGCGTTACTATTGTAGATTCTGCCTTTGGCAAAGCGTTTGGCTTAGATGGCGTTGACGGGTTTCTTGACATCAGCGGCGTGAATACCGGAACTAGCGCAATTTCAATTCACCTGAGATTCAATGTGTCTGCGCTGCCGGCCCGCTTAGTTGACACAGGGCCAACAACTCGTTTGGTTCTAGAAATTTTCGCAACCGGCCAGCTTGGAATCTATGACACTGCATGGCGAGCAACCGGCGTATTTTTTAACACAGACACAGATTACGCTTTGACTGTTTGCTGCAACGGCACCACCGCTGCAATATACCAAAAAGGCGCATTAACCGCCACCATCAACTTTACAAGCAGCGATTTCGACACAACTTCTACGATTGGTTCGCAGTATCAGGGGATATCTTCGTGGGCTGCTGGTGTTTTCGCCGACATTCGCGTTTACGACAGGGTATTGACTGCTCCTGAAGTAAAAACCCTCTACATGCTGGAAGAAAATGCGGTTTTTGCTCAGCTTACAGCCGATTTGATTGGCGCAAATGCAATTCGCGCTAAACATTTAGTTGTAAATGAAGCCGTCATCACCGATAAGGCGCAGATGGCCAATCTGACCGTAGACGATGCCAACATCATAAAGCTACACGGCAGCAAGGTTGCCGCGGGCACACTGGCAATCACAGGTCTTGAATCATCGGCGCAGACCACCATCAATACGGCATTTACCAACGCCGACACAGCGCTTACAAACGCGGCCACAGCACAAGGCACCGCAAACACAGCGGCGAATACGGCGGTCACCAACGCCGCAACCGCAAACGGTCTGCTTGCTGACATCGCAGCAGACAACAAGCTGGTTGCGTCTGAAAAGCAAGACGCGCGCCGCGAATGGGACATAATCGCAGCCGAAAAAGCTGGCATCAATTCTCAAGCAACAACTTTCGGAATTACCACCGAGAACACCACCTACAACAACGCTTTTCAGGCGCTTGCGACTTACTTAAATGCGGGCACTACGTGGTCATCTGGCATACCGTCATGGATTGCTGACGCCAACCTTGCCGCAACCACCACAATCGTCGGCGCAACTTTCAGAGCCAACTGGAAAGCCTATTACGATGCGCGAACGGCATTGCTGAACGCCATTGCAGTAAAAGCAAAAACGCTTGCTGACACGGCGCAAGGCACAGCAAATACAGCGGTGAGCGATGCGGCGACAGCTAACACCAAAGCCGGGAATCTAGCGGCAACTGGGCTGGGCGTTAAAGTGAATTTCTCGGCATTTTCTACGGCGAATAGTGGTGAATTGTATTTGCATGGCTTTGTTGCCAGCACTGGCGCAGCGGCTGACGTTGATGGCTGGGTTGAATGGAACGGCGCAGACGTAACGGTCACAAAGGGCATGATAAACCCAAACGCCATTTGCCCCTATAACGTGCCGCTTTTCGTTGTCCAGCGCAGCGGCACGAAATATATTGTCTGGTTTGAAACCGAGTCAATGGCTTGGAAGTATTCAGCCGCCGACGCGGGGTCTGTTCTCGGCACTTGGACATGGGCGACAGGAACAGATATTGTGTTGCTGACTTTTACATCGCCATCAAGCGAGGGCGCGCTGATCGGGACGCAGCTATTTACCCCGCCAAAAACCAATAAAGACGTCGTAGCGGCTCTCGACGCGGCTATTTTTGCTTGGGCTGTTAATAACGATTTGACGTATATTAACGGGGCTAAACTTTACACCGGCACTGTTTTTGCAGAGGCCTTGAATGTCGCAGCCCTCAAGGCTCCCGCTGGCGCGATCGCAGCGTGGTCAGCCAAAGGCGCGACAACCGCTAGCATCGCTTTGTCTGGCGGCGTTAAAGACGTTTCCGGCAATAGCAAGCATGGCACAGCGGTTGGCGGCGTTGCGATTGTTAATAGCGCAATAGGTCAGGCGTTTTCTTTCGACGGCACAAATGACTATATCAATATCAGCGGTTTGTCATGCGGAACCGGCGCTATAACTGTTCATATGAGAATTATTCCAAGCGTGCTGCCGGCTAGAATTTTTGATACTGGCCCAACTCGATTTATTGTGCAAATCGAATCCACTGGCGCGTTGAGAATCTATGATACCGCATGGCGAGAAACAGGCATTACCGTCAGCGCTGGCGAAAATTGCGCCCTAACTATTACCGCAGACGGCACTACTGCAAATGTTTATAAAAATGGCGCAATTGCTGCTTCTGTTGCATTCACGTCTAACGATTTGTCTACCACTTCTACGCTAGGCGCTGTTTACACAGGGGCGTCTACTTATTACAACGGGCTTATAGTCAATCCAAAAATCTACCCCCGCGCTCTCACAGCCGCCGAAGTAAAAACCCTCTACATGCTTGGCACAGACTCTGAATCCGGCATAATCACCGCCGACCGCGTTGTTACCGGGCAAATCAAGAGTCTGAACTACTCAACAACCGCCGGGAGCCTTATTGACCTAGATTCTGGCGATATAAAAATGGGCGGCTCAGATGCGCCACGATTCAGCTTTACCAACAGCACGAATACCGGCGTGTTTGCGGGATTTACGTTTAATGCTACCGATTTAACGGCGGGCGCAACAACTACGGCGATTGGCATAAGCACGGACACGGCGAAGTGGGCGTTTTGGGCGGGGAGTGCTACGTCGAGTAGTGCGCCGTTTCGGGTTACTCATGCAGGAGCGTTGGTGGCTAGTAATGCGACCCTTACCGGAGCCATTACGGCAACTAGCGGCATAATAGGCGGCTACACGATTGACGGGAATGATTTGTTTTCGGACTACTCCAGCGGCACTAGCTGGAACGACATTAGAATAGAATCAGCAGAAGATTTGAATCCGTGCGGAATTATTATGTCTCTGGGGATTTCTAATGTGGTGCAGTCTGCAGTTTCAATAACAACAGGCTCTGGCTCTGGGTCGTCTTTTTCGTCTCCAATTAGAACACAAGTGACTTCTACTTCATACTACGGCTTTTATACCACTGGAAAAGTTTATGCCGATGGCGGATTCCACCCAGCGTCTGACGAAAACTGCAAGTCAGAGATTGAGGATGTTTCGGTTCTCAATAGCCTGAGGCAGATCAGAGTAAAAAAGTATCATCTTGACGATTATAAAATTGCCAAGATTAGACACGAAAAAGAACTGCTCGGAAATTTGAAAAGCAACAACGTGATTGCCTCTAAATCGGCGTTCCCATCGGAGCCAGAGGTTGAAAACTACAACCCATGCAAGTCGATAGGAGTCATGGCTCAGGACTTCAACAAAGCGTTTGGAATCGGCAATAACAACGAAGAAACATACAATCTCACTGACGCTATCGGTGTAGCCCTCCGCGCAATTCAAGAACTGGCCGAGATCGTAGACGATCAGGCCGAAACAATCGCAGTGCAGTCTGAGCAAATAGCGCTGCTTCTTGAAATGCTTGGTCTGCCGAAAATGCCCGAAAAGCAGAAAAAACAAGCCGTTGTTGAATTGACCGCCGAAGAGATTGAAAAAGCAGCTGATAGCCACGTCAAAGCGGCATATAACAACATTATGCAGGAGGTTGAGCGATGATGGCAAAACAAATCAGAGCAGAAGACATTATCGGAACAGGCGACATGCCAGACGGCTTTTCTGGAGGCTCTTGCGGCAACTTAGCGGCTGGCACGATCGACGGCTCAAAGATAGCTTGCTCTGGCCTTCGAGCAGACAGACTTTCCGCTGCCATGCTTGGCGGCGAAGATATGAAAATAATTGCTGGCACGATCGACGCCAGAGACTTGTCGGGAGAGCTAAAACGATGACCACCACCTTCACACTTCCACGCCAAATCGTGCTAATGCGCCACGGCACAGACTGCGAAGTTGCCGCTCTTGCCACTGCTCTCGGCATAACCTGGGAGCAAGCCCGCGATATACTGAGCTGGCGCGATCTTCCCGGCCCGATCGAAAATCCCGTCTACGGCAATCCGTGGAATCTATACCGGGCACTGATCAAGGCTGGCTACTGGAAGCGCAACGTCACCTTGACCATGCTTTTAAACGGTGACTGCGAACCGGGAAAGACGATTGTGCTGGTGAAGAAATCAACGACGCAGCAGCACTGGGTCGTCTGGGCTGGTGTCAACGGATTCGGACAGCACCAGTTTTACTGGGGCGACAGCAAAGAATTGCGTCTGAAATCGCCGGGCGAAGTTCGGGCATTGTTTACTGCTGGAGCGCCTGCTAATTGCGCGTTTCAGGTTTACAAAGCCAACATCTGGCGGCTGATGTTGGCCAGAGTGCAGGGATTGTTTAATTAA